TTACCAAGGATCCGGATTACCCTGACCGGGTGCACACGTTGACTGTGCTGCAGCGCGTCCTTGACGGGTCGATTTACGACGTCTTGAGCACTCCCTTTTCCGAAGAACGCAAGCCGTCTGGCGGGTACATCCCGCTTTCCGAACGTCGCCCATCGGTCCGCTACAACCTCTGCCGCATCGTGGTGGAGGATTCCGTGGGGCTCCTGTTCTCTGAGGGGCATTTCCCAACTGTCAACTCATCCGAGCCGACCCTGGTCTCCTTCTTCGCCGACCTGGTCAAAGAAAGCTCGATGAACTGGACCATGATCGACGCGGCAATCAAGGGCTCCATCGGGTCCGTGGCGATCCTGTTCAGCGTCAGGGGTGGCCGGCCGTTCTTTGAAGTCAAGGAAACCGTCTTTTTGACGCCTAAGTGGAAGGCCGAGGCGCCCGATACCCTCGAAGCTGTCACGGAGCGCTACAAGACGACCAAGCAGTCCCTCGTTGAGGCCGGCTATGTGGTGGACGGTTCGCCAAATGACGTTTTCTGGTATGGGTGCGATTGGACTGAGAAGGAAGAGATCCACTACCTGCCCTTAAAGGCTGAGGATTTCAAAAACGGGAAGCCCTTTCAGCGCGACGAAGAACGCACCGTGGCTCACAAGCTCGGCTTCGTCCCGATGGTTTGGATTAAGAACCTTCCCCCGGGCAATGCGATTGATGGCTGGTGCACGTTCAAGCTCGGCATTGAGGATCAGATCGAAATCGAGTATCAGCTTTCCCAGGGCGGTCGCGGGCTCAAATACAGCTCAGACCCGGTGACGCTGATCAAGGCTCCCATGTTCGGAGATGGAGAGACGGTCCGGAGCGCCTCCAATGCGCTGATCGTCTCCCAGGATGGTGACGCGAAGCTTCTGGAGATCACCGGTGACGCTGCCCGGGCAATCATCGACTACGTGAAGACCTTGCGCGAGTTCGGCATCGAGGCGATTCACGGCAACCGGTCGAATGCGGAAAAGATCAGCGTGGCGCAGTCGGGGCGCGCCATGGAGATGATGAACGCGGCACTGATCGGCCTCTCTGACAAGCTGCGGATCACCTACGCTGAGCAAGGTCTGGTGAAGCTCCTGCAGATGGTCGTGATGGCCTCGCATAAGATGGAGATCACCGTCAACAGCAAGAAGTACAACACCCTCGACAAGACGGCCACCGTCGTTCTTGAATGGCCTGCCTGGTACCCGCCGACATCGCAGGACATGTTGACCAAAGCTCAGGCGCTGGAAGTACTGGTGGGCGCCGATCTGATCAGTAAGCCGACCGCCACCCGCAACATCGCGCCGGACTACGACATCGAAGATTTGGACGAAGAGGCCAAGGCGATCAAAAAACAGAAAGATGAGGCCGCAGCCGATGCGCTGACCCAAGCGGCCGCTCTCGCAGCTGCACAACCGCCCAAAGCACCCACTACCGAGTAAAGGAGTCGTCATGAAAAAAGCACTGATTTTTAGCCTCATCTGCCTGCTGTCCATCGCCCTCGCAATAAGCGCCTTTGGCTTCGGCCCGTCTCCCCAGGCGGCGGACGGGACCAGGCTGCAGGAATCCCTGCCGACCAAAACCACCTGCGTCACCGTCACCAAGGGGCGCGCCACTGCAGTGCAGGTCCCCATCACGGCCATGAAAATGAACTGGAGTGCGGATGACGGCACCGGAACCGCCGTGAAGATGAAGCGTTCCTTCGACACCGAAGCCGGGTTCATGCCGAGTTCCGGAGAATACAACCTGCCGTCTGCGGCGAACCGTAAAAAGGCCGTCTTTACCCGCTACACCGGGGCCAGCAACATCAACCTCTGTTACGAACAGTAAACTACCGCGCCTGGAGCGCACAAAGGAGGTGCCCTGGTGGCCCTTGACGACGCACAAGAAGAAGCACTCAGGGAAGAACTGAAGAAGGTCCGGGACGAAGCGGCCAAAGGGCGCTTGAAGCGCCACGAGCTGGAGGGCGAAAACTCAAAGCTGGCCGCTGAAATCGACCAGCTGAAGCCGCTCACCGCAGAGCTTGAGAGGGTGAAAACCGAAAGCAAGACTGCCCTGGAAGCAAAAGATGCGGAAATAGCCACCAAGCTTGCAGAATCCACCACGGCGGCGAAAGAGCAGGTTAAGGCGGCACGGCTGGAAGCCTTGGCGCTCAGGGAAGGTCTGGTAGACCTCGACGGTCTCAAGCTTCTTGACCTGTCCAAGATCACCCAGAAGGATGACGGTACGTTCGAGGGCGTGGATGAGGTTTTCAAGGCAGCGAGGGAGGCAAAGCCGTATCTCTTCGGGGAAAAGGTAACTACCACCACGACCACGAAGCCTGCGCCGAAACCGGGCGATCCCGCGCCGATCGATGCACGCAAACTGACTCCGGAAGAATACCAAAAGGAAAAAGCCGCGATTCTCAGCGCGACGAAATAGCCAATAATCTAGCCAACAATCTTACAATCAACCGTCAGCCGGGAGCTGACACCCAGTGGAGCCGGGCGCTCAAGGGTTAAACAGGTTTTTGACCACTTGAAAGGAGCCACACCATGGGTATCAGTAATTTCCCGGCTGCACTCCAGCCCATCATCCAGCAGGGTTTTCTTGCCCGCGAATTCGAAGAGGGGCTCCGCTCCACTCTGGTTTTCCGCGAGATCGCAGACCGCGAACCCTTCCTCAACAAAATCGGTGAGACCATCACCAAGACCCGCGCCGGCCTGAAGGCCCCCGTCGAAACCGACATGGACCCGACGACCAACACCAACCTCGACAACGGTCTGACCCCCACAGGGTGGGGAGTCGAGCAGTACCAGCTCACCATCGGCATGATGGCCGACACCATCGACCTGAACATGGTGACTCAGAACATCGGTATCGCCAAGCAGTTCCTGCGCAATGCCCGCGTGAACGGCATCCAGGGCATGCAGTCGGTTGAGCGCAAGGCCCGCAAAGCCCTCTACGGCGCGTACCTCGGCGGCAATACCCGCGTCACTACCGCCCTGGTCGCCCCCGCTGCCACGGTCTACGTGGATGACATCCGCGGCTTTCTGACCGTCTTCTCCAACGGCGTGCAGGTCCCCGTCTCCAGCGCACACAAGATGGTCTGCAACGTGAACGGCAACGCCTACAACCTGCAGGGCGCGACCGCCGACGTGACCAACATCTCCACGGCGCCGAACGGCATCTCCGGCACGCTCACCTTTGACAGCAACGTGCTCGTTGCCGATGGCGGCCTCAACTCCCCGGTAGTCTCCAGCGTCGCACCGCTGATCGTGCGCCCCAACGGCAAGACCAACACCGCCGATCTGGTGACCGGTACCGACCTGCTGAGGTACCAGGACCTGCTCAACACCGTTGGCTACCTGCGCGACAACGGCGTCCCCGGCATCGGAGAGGAATTCGCTACCGGCCAGGGCGTGTTCAACTGCTACCTGGATAACACTCACTTGCTGAGCCTCTTCAAGGATCAGCAGTTCCAGTACCTCTATCGCGGCAACCCCAACGACGACGCCCAGAAAAAGGCCGTGCTGCAGGACCTCCTTGGCCTCAGCTTCAAGCCGACCACGGAAGCGCCTCAGCAGACGCTGAACGGCACGAAGATCAAGCGGGCCATCGTCTGCGGCCAGGGCGCGCTTGTTGAGGGCGACTTCGAGTCCACCGGCTACAGCGACAGCTACGGCGAAAAAGCCCTGGTGGAGGTGGTCGACGGTATCGCCATGGTGACACGTGAACCGCTCGACAGGCTGGCCCAGATCATCGCACAGTCCTGGTACTTCATCGGCGGTTTCGCGGTGCCTTCCGACATCACGGCGAATTCTCAGATCATCCCGACCGCCGGCAACTCCTACTTCAAGCGCGCAGTCGTACTCGAGACGGCGGCTTAAGCTATCAAGCGCGGGAGGGGTTCCGACCTCTCCCACAAAGAGGGAACTATGGCGCCGAAATCCTATGCAGAGCTGAAAAAACAAGTTGCGGACATGAAGAAGGCTGAGGATGCACTTAAGGCCGAAATCGCCCGGCTGACGGCAGAACCCGGCGCGGCCGGGAGCGATGCGGCCACCGCCGCTCTCGCCGCGAAAGCGAAAGCGGAAGGCGATGCGGCGGAGCTCCAGAACCAGATAGATGAGCTCTCAGCCGAAATCGCCCGGCTGACGGCAGATGCACCCAAGTCGGTGAAGCTGGAGCGTCCCTATGCGTTCTTCGCTGAAGATGGGACCCTCATGTCCTGGCCGGCTGGCGAGGTCTTTGATGCTGACGACATCGAGATACTGCGGGAGCGCGGGGTAATTTAATGGCCTTCACAGATGCGGAAAAAGTCGATGTCAGGCGGCACTGCGGATACCCGATGTTCGGGGATCAGCCGACGCAGGATTTCGGGTATCGATTCTACCAGCATTACCAGACCCTTGAATTCCGCATGCAGCATGCGCAGCCGGAAGAAGAAACCATTATCCGTACCTACGTAACCAGCTGCAATACGCTGGAGCTGGCGCTCCTTGGATCATCCGCTAACCTCGATACCGATCAGGCGGCAGTTTGGAAGCACAACAAAAACGAGATCGGCGACCGGTCGCAACTGTACAGCCTTTGGCGCAGGAAGCTCTGTGATTTCTTCGGCATTCCCTCGGGTCCTGGCTTCAAAACCGGCATAACCTTCGTGGTATGACATGAATCAAGCGGCTCTCCAACAGAAGGTTTACGACGGATACGCGAAGGCCGCGCTCCGGGTCGGGAAGAGCGCTCAGCAGTACCGGCCTGATGGCCCGTTCTTCACCATGGGCGCCCCCCTGGCGATACTATTCGCGGCCTTCACCACGAACATGGGGTTTTCGAAGTTCAACGCCTACGCGCATCCGGTCTGGACTTCCTTGCATGACGGCTCCCTGACAACTCCCGGCGATTACCTGGTGACAGATGACGGCACATGGTTCATCGCCGCTCAGCAGCCGCTTCTGCCGATCATGGCCGTGAGCTGCAACCGAGTCGCCAGCGTGCTCAGGGTGTCGCAAGGGGAATCTTTTGGCGCAATCGGGTATGCGGGCGATACCGCGGGCTCGGAAGTGGCAATCATGACCGGCTGGCCGTGCTCGATACTTCAGGGCACCAAAGGTGAGAAGAACCCCGCGCAGCTCCCCGGGGACGAAAGAACGCCTTGGTGGATTATCCTGCTCCCAGAGTCCGCCGGCACGATCCTGCGCAACGCCGACATCATCCAGGATGATCTGGGCCGCCGTTACGTCATCAGCTCCCCCGAATTGACGGACCTCGGGTGGCGCTTAACCGCAAGTATGCAGGTGCCGTAATGGCGGATCTCGACGATGTCATGAATGCGCTGACCAGCCTGATCGCCGGGGTCATCTACCCCAACGGCACGGGGAACGCCTCGGTAGTCGGCGCCCCGGTGAAGATCTATCCCGGGTGGCCAGTTCCAAACGTGCTGGATGATGACATCAAAGCGGGCCACGCTCACGTTTCGATCTTCCCCCGGCCCGAAGAGAGGAATACGACCAGGCATGCCACAGCCTGGCAGGATTCGACGGTTGACCTGGTGGCTGGTACCGGCACAGCCGTCAAGGTGGTGGGGGAACAAGAGCGGCTTTTCCAGATTGTCATTTGGGCACCCACGCCGGCAGTCCGGACGGCTATTACCAAAGCGGTTGACCCGGCACTGAGACAGGCCGGACGGCTTGCAATGCCAGACAACACCTATGCGCGGCTCGTTTACAGATCAAGCCCCATGACCGACATGCTGCAGAAGTCGACCATTTACCGCCGCGACCTGTTTTACACGGTGGAATACGCCACAACCGTCACGGGCGCCTTTTACCCGATCAAGACGACCACGATTAATCTCACGCATCAATAGGAGTCTGACCATGATTCTGATCGTCAAGGAACCCTTCGGGGGATACGGGAAAGGGGAGGAGATCATCGATCCGGCGATAGTCGCCGAAATCCTCGAATCCGATAACAAACAACACGTCATCAAGTCGGCAAGGGTGGTGCTCCAATGATCCTTAAGGGCGGCAATCTCAATATTTCGGCCATCAATGTCCCGGGCGGCTACGTGCAGGAGATCGCACCCCCGCCCGCACTCCAGGGTGCGCCCTCCAACATCCTCGGCATCGTGGGGACGGCACCGTGGGGCCCGGTGAACTCTCCGGCGCTTGTCGGCGACTACAATACGTTCCAGGCCAACTTCGGCCCGCTGACCACCGGAGCTAACGACCTGGGAACACAGCTGTGGCTGGCCATGATGCAGGGCGCCAACAACTTCCAGCTGGTCCGCGTGACCGATGGCACCGATGTTGCCGCGCACCTCACGCTGATGGACACCACCGCCGTCACTCCGGTAGCAGGCGCAACCCTGACCTCCATCCATACCGGCACCTTCGGGAACAAGCTGACCGCTGCCATCTCCGCCGGCAGCGTGACGGGCGCCTTCAACCTGGTCCTCTCCATGCCCGGGGCATCACCGGAGCAGTTCACTAACATCTCCGGCGCCGGCGCAACGTTCTGGGCCAACCTGGTCAGCGCGGTCAATAACGGGCAGTCGGGCATCAGGGGGCCGTCGCAGCTTGTGGTG